TTAAAAATCTTGGTTAGTAATTTGCTTGAATTCCTTTGGAGAAATTTCTCCAAAAGGATTGGTTGTTGTTTTTACTGCTAGCCGCAGCTTTTCTACTGTGACCCAATTCATGCTAAATGCCAACTCCCAAAATGCCATCAGTTAGCACCTCCTTTTAATTGGATGAGCTCAAGCTTAACTTGGGCTAGCTGTTCACCCATTGTCTGGATTAACGCATCCTTTTGGATGGTGCTAATTTTGAGTGAGGAAAGCTCTTGTCCCATTGTCATTACTGGATCGGTTTGTTGCTGCTTTCTAATCTCTGAAATAGCTTCTTTATTTTGCATTTTCATTAATCGAACGCCCCCCCATAACCATTTAGAAGTACACGTTCCTTCGCTGTTCCTTTGTCGATTGTCACCCATAGATTAATAGCCCACTCGGGAGCTGTTTTATTCTTATTGGTGAACAAATAGCCTCGATTTCCCTTTACTGCCCCTGTGCAATCTTCCCATGTAGGTACATCATCTAAGTAGTTATTGCAGACTTTCACACTTTCAATGGACGAGCCTTCTGGCAAGTATCTTTCAAGTGTCACTAATACACGTAATGGCATACCGTCCAATGTGAAGTCTGCTTTAATATCTGGATTTCCGTACTCTAGCATAAATTCGATATGAGTCTCTTTTCGAGTGAATGTGTAAATCCGTTCGGATGATATTCCTGCGCTGTCCGTGGCAACGATCTTGATTTGATGCTGCATGTCCAAGTCAAGTCGAATCCATGCGTCATGGCTAATTTCAACTGTGTATTGCTGTCCGGCTACGCCCGCAAACGACCTGATTTGCTTGCCGTTCAGATACTCGGTAAACGTGAAGTTATTGCCCTCTGGATCGGTGGCTGAATAGTTCACGATTGGAATTTGTGTGAACGCGCCGATGTCTTGATTTGTTCCGCTGATTACAGGAGCCATGTTGTACTTGACTGTGTATGCTCTTTGATCTACCAAAGAAGGTAGTCTGTTAGTTGAGTCATAAGCCTGTACTTTGGCGTAGTGAACTCTGTCTTCTGCCAGTATGGGGGAAACGGGTGTATTTCCATCGAAAATCTGTTTGTTCCTGTACTGGAACGTCTTACTGAAATTGTACGGCGTTACTCCATCGGAAATGAACGTGCCTATAGGTATATCTCCGCTTCCGAAAATCGCGTTTACCACTATCACAGCTCCGTTAACTTCACTGCTAGCCGTTCCGGTGAACGTATAGTTCATACCCTCGATAAGTTCTAGATTGTCGGCTGGGCTTGTTAACGTTACTACAGGTGGTTTTCCTACGTCGATAGAACCAAAGTATCTGATTTCCGTGTCCGTTGTTCCGGGTTTTGTGTATCTGAACATACTTGGCGGTACGGTAAATATCGTTTTGAATGACTTATCTTTGAAGGAAACGGCGTTTTTACCACTATTGGTTATAGCTTTAGCGGCAGGGAACGTAATAAACCCATCAGACGAATGCGTATGGAAAATCGTATTGTTGTTCTCGATAAGAACGTGCACAGCGTTGTTCGGATCGACAGATATATATGAATCCGTTGCGATTCCCAAGTCTACAGTAGTGGTGAAATTATCTCCGCCATTTGTCGACCTAGTAAAAGCCGCTCTGTTGGGTGATCCGTTGGCGATACCCACATACGAGACATTAACGACATCATTGGGTGACACCCTGACCACTGAGGTAGGAAATGACGTTCCGGTGCCGTTAGAGAATCTTTGGACAAAGTCGGAGTTTGGCAACCTCCTGAGTAAGTTAACAAGGAAATTAGAGCCGTCTTGTCTAGTAAAAGCTATAAATTCAGTTCCTTGACTATCCACGTCTATGGACGGGTATGTTTGGTGCCAAGAAGTGTTGTTGTTCGTACCGATTTGTTTCACAAAAGCCGTATCCCTAATGGTTCCAGTGGCGGTTAGATTTGCGTCATGTCTGACCAAATTGAACGAAGAAGGGTGACTAGACACTTTTGCAGACGTAACCATGAGTAATTTGCTTCTTTGTGCATCATAAACCAAATCCATGCTATGGATATCAGCGAGCGTTACACCAGTCAATGTCGTGTAGTTTTCTGGTAAATTAACATTGGAAAGTGTCGTTACGTCCAGTGCGTGCAAGCCGAGCGTGTTTGCTGTTCGCGCGAATAAGACATACAACATATTCCCGCTTGCTTCAATAGCGAATCCTTTGGTTACGCTTGCGCTTATGTCACCGCTCCAGTCCCATGTCTTTCCATTATCTTTACTTAATACAACAGATAGTTCCAGACCCGACACGTCTCTCACTACACTACCTAACCAACCGTTGGCAAACCTCACCACTCCAGCTCTGTTTCCGCTGTAAAAACTAGCGCTGGTTACTCGGACGGGTGCAACGATTTGACCGGGTTTTTGTTTGACGGTGAAAGTAGCAGACTCAACATAAGGAGACATCAAACCCTTGTCGTCAACAGAGGCAACCCTAACCTTCGATGCGTTGGTATCTACCATCGATCCGCAAACTATTGTTGCTGGTGGCGTTCCGGTGAACTTAGGGAATGTACTCCACGAATCCAGCTCTGGATAATATTGACCAATGACATATCCACTGACGGAACCGTCTGGGTCTGTCGATGTTCCGAAACTAACGGATATGTTATCTCCGGTTTCGTAAGATGGCTTATCAACACGAACGTTAGTTGGCGGTGTTGGCGGCTCATTTACAATTGGAAGTAGAGCAACTGACATCGATACTCCGGGATACGATCCGGTGTACCACGTTGCGCAATCGTCCCCTTTTTCGATGTACGATTTGTGGACGCACTTATCTATCAGGTGTTGCGTGCTGTCGGCGTAAGTGTTATGTGCTCGTGTTATAAATCCTTTTGGCATCGTGCTTATTGACGCACCAGATGATAACAGATTCATAACGACCATCGTACCGCTGACATTGTTGAACTGCGTGTCCTGTGGGGCGTATTTGTTCTGTGCGCCTGTGTACTGTGTTGGTTCTGGAGCAGATACTCCCTTAGCGTTCCGATACATAGAGACAGTCCCGTACCATCCTACGTAACCCCCGCCAGCATAGAATCTGACATTTGGTTCAGCTCCAGCTATCTTCTTGTACGCTAAGGCGTACCTGTAACTTCCGACAACCTTATCATAAAGCATCGTCCATCCAGCGGTTACCGTAATGGGATTCGCTGTAGAACCAGCGCGAACTGCAATTAGCATGATGTCGTTAGCTTGATGACCAACTGGAGGAGACAGCGTAAATTCGGTTGCTGACGCGTTCGATTGGTATCCACTCACGAAATAAGCATCTTTTCGTTCTGATGGTAGCGTGTAGTCGATAACCAATTTCGGTCTGAGCGCATCGTTAGCATACTGGTCGGAGTAGAAGTGGTAAATTCCGCTATTGTTAGCCTCGCTTTGGTTCTTTATGACAAACCCAAAATTTGCAAAATCAGCATTAACCCATTGTTGCACAACGTTTTTCATTTCTAAGTTTGCGGTTGAATTGGGGTCAAATGCTCCTGTCGCAGACACACCAATTGTTTGTGGTTGAGAATTCCAAGTCACCGACCCTTTAGCTGGCAAGCTGGATGCTAATGCTTTTATTTCGAAGTTTCTGGTTCCTCCGCTGGAACTCTGTATGTTTAGTTGTAATTTAGCGCTATTGATTATCGCCCCATTAGGTATCTGTCCGATGTCGAACAACAAAAAAGATCGCAGCACAACAGTGCCGTTAACACCAAACGTCAACACGCTTGTTGATGGTTCGAACGAATCATTCGGGAATGACGAATTTACATACGTGGCTCTAACTATGCTGTTTGTACTATACAATGTAATTACAGGCATGTTTCTCCTCCTTATCTTTCCGTGATGATGATCGTATGGCGCATGATTGTGTCGGATGGAACGGGTACATATGTGTTATTGATGCTGGTTCTTACGCAAATGTCCGTTCTTGCGCCTCATTCCCGTTTCTACTATCTAAACCTCCAATCGACTCTGAGCCTCGTTATAGTAGCCCCGAATCACCCTGATAAAACTGATAGTAGACAGGTCATCGTTGAAATTGTTGTGTACGAATCCGTCCGGCAATGTAGATTCGATTGTATTCACTCGCACTTTCAGGTTCGAGACATCCGCTTTCAACACAGCCAGCTCCGCGTAGGCTTCTGCAATACCCTGCTCCCAACGGTTAATGTCCACTTCTGTTACCGGATCATCCTGCTTCCAGTCCGTTTTCGCTACATAGGACACTTACACCCCTCCTCTCGCTTCGATAACAAAGGTCAAACTTATAAACTGCGCCCCGCTCATTTCAATGTTTCCTGTCTTCTCAGCAACGACCGCTCCCGTTCTGGTCCTCAACTTTGCGCTCGTGATGACTGGCACACTGGCAACATGCTGGGCAGATACTTGTAATGCAATTCCGTCTTTTATGCCTGCAATCGGATGCGAAGTAATCTCCACAGCCTGGACAGGCACTGAAACTGAGCCGTTTATCAAAATGTCGCCACCCGACACCCTAGCCAGCAAGTCATTCCGGACGGTTTGAAGATAGCTTGGCAGGATCATTTCACGACCTCCTCGTAACGCTTGATTGGTGTCATCCCGACACGAAATTCACTGACCTTGTTATACTCCTTTATCCCAACCACTAAGACATCTCGCAGCACGATCTTCTCCGACACAACTGGTTCAAAAGCGACTCCATTACAATGAACTGGCCTGATTCTCTCAACAGCTTGAACAGCATTCTTTGTATCGAATCGATCCTCAATCGGGTAGACGTACCGAATCACCTTTTTGCCGTAATCCTCGACCATCTGGACATGCTTGAATGACGAGGAACTCAAGCCAATTGCACGCAGCACGCTTGGGGTAAATCCAAGATACGACCAGTGCTTTTGCTGGATATTCTTTCGCCGTTCCTCCACACTCAGCAATTGCTTTCTCCCGAAATAAATCCAATCCCAGACATCCAGCCCCCAAGTAGCTGACCATGGGCTAAACTGCTGTAGGATGTCCTCACGCTCCAAATTGAAAGCATCTACAACTGTCCCTGCACCTTCAAAGTGATATTCCGCCACTTTATTCTCGTACCATTGCGGCGGCAGCATCCGCCGATAGCGTTCTGGAATCATGTTGTCACCGCCATGGTTAGAGTCGATACAGAGTCAGCAGGCACCGTCAAATTCAATTCCGCGCCGTTTAAGGTGTAGCCCGTGAAATCTATTACACCATCCACGAAAAAGAGCGCTCCGATCTGCTGGTACACGATCTGGGAACGCCCTTTTAGGTAGGTTTTGATTTGTGTAGTAATTTGGTCTTTGATCTTCTCGAATTCCGCATCTGGTCGCAAAGCAAGTTTTACAGCGATAGTCACCGGATAAACGTTCGCCGGCAGTACCTGCAAGTCGTGCAAGGCCTTACGTTTGTCTTCCAGCTTAGTTCGTACAATTGTAGCTAATTCCTGCCCCGCTGGGTTTCCTGACAGGTCAGTAATGTACACGTCGATGGATAGGTCGTGTCTCGTCTTTTCGATGGCGACGGCTCCGCCTACCCCGTCAACATTTCGTGCCCACCGCTCGTAATCTTGGCGTCTGCCGTCTCCTTCTTCTGTGCGGGCTCGATCAATGAGGCGTTGTCGGTAAGCATCGTCTGTCTCTCCCTCATTGCGAGACAAGCCGAAGAATACGCCCGTAGCATCCAGAAATTCCCCGTCTGCCCAGGGTAGAAACCGCTGGAGAAAACCGTACTCAAATAACTGCTGCTGATCGCTGATCTCCTCTGCGATCGGATAACCGAGGTCATAAAAGATTTCTCCCTCTTCCGTCGCTGGTGGCGTCTCTCCACGCTTTTGTGCTATCAACGCCATCCGATTTGCCATCCGCTGATAAATCTGATCCGGGGTTTCCCTGAGAATCGGCATTTCTGGTTTGTCTAACGTTGCCATGTACTCACCTCCGTCCTAGTTGTCCCTCTCATGCCCTCAATTTCGAGCGAAAAAATGACCCCATTGTTCTCAAACCGAATGTCTACCACTTCCGCACGCTCTATCTCATTGTGAGCCTCTAGCGCCTCTTGTGCTTGCGTCTTAATTGCTGGCAATGAAATGCCCGAGCGCATCCTTCCAGTATCGTATAGAAAGTCTACGCCGTATCGTTCCGAGTAAATCTCATACCGGAAACGACGCGTATTCAGGATTTTCTTTGCTGTCTCTTCCAAATACTCCGCATAGGTAGTCGTCCGCAAATAACGACCATCTGGCCCCTGCATCAATTGTTTAGTGGTCCAGTCGAATTTATATGTCCATGGAATCGGGTTATCTGGAGATTGAACCAGTTGTATTTCGTCTCCGTTCAGCTCTGGAAACATTACTCCACCACCCCAAGCAGGAGGTATTGTTCGTTGTTGCATCGCAACAAGGCTACTTTTTTGCCCACATCTTCTGGCAACAATCGGGCAGAACGCAGTACAGACAGCTCATACGGCTCCAAGGGTGTAGGGTCCTCGTCCAACTTTACAGACAGAGGCGACAGCGACAAAAGCTTGCCAAACTCCCCTTGCGTATTCTCAATGCCGTCCTGCGCGTGCCCTCTCAGTTTTGCAATAACGGAATGCATCCCTTACGTCCTCCTTTCCAATTGGAGATCCATTGTGTATTGACCGCCCTGCCAGCGTACCTGGCAGTTAGTGACGATCCAATCTGTGATGGTTTTATTGTCTTTTTCCATGATATTTATGAGCCAACCAGCGCGTAGTCTAGCAGCATTCTCATCCTCGTGCCTAACCGAAATGGAGCGTGTCTTGGGAATTTTGGACAACTCTGCAAGCTGCTTGGCTGCCATTCCCGCTACATTTTTGTCCTCACCTGCGTCGATGACTTTTTGCATGCGACCGATTTGTTTGACCAAGCTATCATTAGATTTCGTTGCACTGCTCACGACCCGATCATCCCGGTAGCGCTCTACTGTTACAACGGTGTATACATCCTCGATACTCTCTCCCGTCGAGCTACTTGCGAGTAAACTAGCCTTGAACATCGGGATAATACTGTTTTTCCCCTCAGGCAGTACCGTCAGCTTATCGCGCTGGTATTGCACGAAATAGCGGATGCCCGTCTTTTCATAGGCTTGCTCTGTCAGTGATGTAAAGAGAGACGTGTATGATTGTGATGAGATTCTCTCTTTGACCGTAAAGCCGAACGCCGGGCAGCTAAAATTGATACCTGCCGACTTGATAATTCGCGCAAGCTCTGTCCCTGCATCCCCGTCCAGCTTGAGTCTGGAAATTTCGTTTTTTTGCAAATACCAGCCGAGCTCGTATGCTGTTGCGGATAAATCTCCTGTCCGATCATCCCGGTCAAAACGAACGAGCGGGCCATGGAAAAGCTGCTGGGATTCTTTTAGCTCTGCACCTGCAAAGAGCATCAAAAAACCCGCCGATTGCAACGGCGGGCCTTCCTTGATTCTCACATCACAGTTTTGAGCAATTTGTCCCCTGGCCGAGGACCAGGAGAGCTCGGTAACGGCTGGGGTCAGGTCATAGCGGGTCTGTTCTTTTCCGTAAATGACTTTCATTTCGTCTGCCCTCCGTTACATTCTGTTTTCTCTTTCTAGCTTTTCGTGAATCTCTCTTTTTCTAACTTCCAACTTTTTGCTGTCTATCCGTGGGGCCGCTTGCTGCTTCTTCGTCTTCTTGGCTACCTTCCCGCTCGTGTTCGGGCGAGCTAGCTGCTGCTTCGTAATGACCGCCCCTGGGGATAGAAGCTGCGTCTGATTGCTCCACGTAATGAATTCGTCTTTGACAAACAGCGGCAGCTCAATCGAGCCGTGAAAATCAACGTTTTTCCCTTGGAATTTTCCGTCACATGGCCCGATGAGCACATTCCACGCCAAATCAAGCTCGTCTATAGTCAAAAGCGCTTCAGAGCCCGTTAAGCGATCCAATCCAGCAAGCCACTGTCTAGGCCCTTGATAGCCCTGTACCTCGATATAGGGAGCCGTGCTGTCTCCGGGTAAGATGAAGTCAAAGGAGATAGACTTTGGGCGTCTGGAAGAGATGCGGTTGCCGGACAATAATGTAATCGATGTCGTGCTTTCGATGTCGTTGCCATAGCCCCGAAACTGGATTTCCGCAGGAGTTACAGGAAATGTCAGCCTGTATTTGCCTTGAAGGCGGATCATGTCGTTACCCCTCCCCTCGTCTCTAGTGCATCCAGCAGGGAGCGCTCGATGATGTCTTTGATTCTCTGCGCGACAGATGGATCGTTGAGCATTTTCAACATGGTTGGGATATCCTGTAGTACGCCTTGTACGTGTAATGGGACTGAAATTTGCGGAATGGTGATGGAGACGGGCTGTTTTGGCATGCTGCTAACAGGTGAACGATTTGGCATCGAAGCAACTACTGGGATTAAGGGTTGTATACTAACTGGTTGTGGAGGAGACGTGTCCTGCCACCATGATTTGACCCAATCGTATAGGGCTCCACCTGCCATTGATCCACCGATATTGCCACCGACACCACCAGCCAAACCGCCGACGAATGAACCAGCTCCAGGTGTAGCGAGTGAACCAAGGGCTGCTCCGGCGAGCATTCCCACTCTTCCTCCAGCCCAGCCACCGACGGTCTCCGCCCCAAAACGAGCGGCAACATCAAGTTTGTTGTCCGATGTGAGAACTTCTTCGAGACTTGTTAAGGTTCCGAGGTAGGGCACCTTTTTCTGCCCGAAGTTAAACTTGTCCAGAGGCAAACGCTTGAACTGTTCCATAAATTTGTCTTTGAGTTTACCTGGGTGCAATTCTCCAAGCTTATTCATGAACCCATCCTTGAGTTGGTCGAATGACAAGCCCTTGAACTGCTCCACAAGCTTGTCTTTACCCAGCCACAATCCCTCAAGCCCAAGTCCTTTCATGAGTCCATCTTTGAGCTTATTCGGGTGCAATTCTCCAAGCTTATTCATGAACTCACCCTTGAGTTTGTCTAATGAAAAGCTATTAAACTGCTCCATAAGCTTGTCTTTACCCAACCACAATCCCCCAAGCCCAAGGCCCAACATGATCTTACCTGTCCGCCCACCTTTGAGCTTCCCCAAAGGAAAGCGTTTCATGAACTGGTCTTTTAACTGATCTGCTAACTGGTCTATGACCTCACTCGTACGTCGTCTCCTAGGAGTATTCGTGTTACGTCTATTTTTTGAAGAGGAACCTGATTTACGGTTATTACGGTTATTCCCCTTACAACAGCAGCAGTTTTTCCCGTCAGTTGCTCCTTGAGGAAACTTTTCTATCGTTGTCCGAAGATCTTTGAATTTTTTCAGTTGAGATGTCGTATGAATGTTCAGAGCACTACCAAGGAGTAGTAATCCTCCGGCAAAAATCGCAGTACCTTTTATCGACTCGTCCAAAGAGTTAAATGAACTCATTACTCCTTCAGCTGCTTCCGAAATCCCTGTATTTATCCCAGACATTTGTTCAGCGTACAGAGTCGCGATCTCCATGGCCTCGTTTCTCGCCATCGCTTGTGCCTGCCCAGTTTTATAATAAACATCGTTCTGAGCAGACAGTTGATGCGCATTCACCGCTTCATTCCCGACTTTATATGCGCTCTCTTTCCCCATTTCCGGCACAAAAGCCCCTGTAGCCGTATCTCGTACTTCTCCCAGACCCTTCGCCATGTCATCTCCGGCATCGCCTCTCAAAGCATCGAATGCACGTTGTTGTAACGTTTGATCCTGGATGCTAGAAAAAGTCATCAGGAGTTTTCCAAGGGCGATATTTATTGTTTCTTTCTCCCCTGTTGCGAGACTTCGATTCAGCGTTGCTATATCTTGGGCGGCCTTGGCCTTTGCATCCTTCTTATTTTGAGCCTTGTAATGCTTCTCAAGAATTGCGGCGAGATCACCATTATCCGACATCTTCATTGCATTCTCATACAACGCACCATACGTTTTAAAATCATTCAAAAGGTTCCCTATTGAAACATAGGTAGCGGCCATTTTTTCAGGTGTATTCAGCAATTTGCCATTCTGAAGGTTGAAGTGAGCCATGGACTCCACAAATTTTCCAGTCGCGGCTCCCCCTCCCTTGTTGCTTAAATACTGAACGGCATTTGACTGCCTAACGGTACTTTCATCACCAGTAGAAATCTCAATGGAGCTCATCATTTTCATGATGTCATCTTCCGTAAACCGCGTCGTGTATTTCAGCATGCCTGCTTTTTCTGCATACTTTAAACCATTGGTTGGATGCACAAGTTCAGCTTTGGCCATGAGGCTGTATGCTTGATCTTTCTTTATATCCGGGTTGAGTTCACGTATTTTTATGGAAGTCTCTTCTATCTTCAGGAGTTGCTCATTACCTTTGCCACCAGCTTCAAAAAGTGTCTTTTCTCTTTCTGTCGCCTGAGCTTCTTGGGCAACCGAACTCAGCGTTGTTCCAAGAGCCTTTTCGATCATCGGAGTTAGTGAGCCCAGAAGTCCTTTTTCGAATTCGTCATATTTACCTACTATTCCGCTATAAGCATCAAACGTTTCCATCATTGTTCCTGCCATTCTTTCACCTCCTTGTCCTCTCAGATGTCTACGCCCAGCAGAACCCGAAAAAAGCCGGGAGACCTACCCCCCAGCTCTTTCCTCATCCTCCGCCTCAATCATCTGACAAGCAAAAATAAACAGCTTCTGCTTGTACAAATCGACTTCGTACTCGAGTAGATCCGACGGGCGGCCTCGGCCTTTTAGAAAAGCGCGGCAAATATGCCAAGCCTCACCGTCAGATCGGATTAGTTTTTTGCTTCTTCAATGGCTTCTTCTTCCGTCTGGGTTGCATTCACTTCACGGACCGCATTGAGCAGCTTGGTGTAGCCTTCTGGATTGTCGCGGAAAATTTTCTCGACGAGCTCGTACTTGGTGCCGACCTTATACGCTTTCTTGAGCTCTTCCTGATTCCAAGGGAAATCGTGCTCGGTGGCTTTCACCAGACGTGCATCGTTGTACAGGAACCAGTCGGTTTTCTCGCCTTTGTCAGCCATGCGTTCGCAATCGCGCAGCTCGGACAAATTCAGTTGGCGAACCTTCCACTCGTCACCGTCGATGGTTACGGTAATTTCTTTTCGCGGAGCTTGTTCATTAGCCTTGGCCAAAAATTTCTCGAGTTTGTTTTTGTTCATGTGGATTAAACTCTCCTATTCCGTGTAGGTTGGCAATTCATCGAGGTAGTCCGGCTTTTCGATGGACATCCCTTTCAGGTCGTAGGTCGCGTGATCGTTGCCGTCTGCTTTGGCTTCCCACAGCGTAATTTCGTCTGGGTTCAGCACAATGTTGGAAATGCGGACACGTTCGGAGTTGCCCGCTTCCTTGTCCAGCGTCTCGCCGATCAGGAATGGGAGGACTGGGGTTTTGCCTTGCGTCAATTGATCGACGCAGTAGTATTTCAACGCAGCGTTGGTTGCGGTAATTTTCAATGTCACTTCTACATGCCAGTCGTTGACGGTCTGGATTTTTCCTTTTTGCAGGCGATTCGTGTCGCCGTACTCTACCTTGAGCACCATTTTTCCTTCCAGGGTACCGAAGATCGGGTCCCCGTTTTCATCGTAAATTTGGCAGTTCTTCAGTTTAATATCGCGTGCAATAGCCAATTACAGCACCTCCCAGTCAATGTCAAAGTATTCGATGGCATCAAGCGGCTTCGCAGACAAGAGGAAGCCACGGCGATCCCCGATGCCGTTCTTCTTATCCGTAAATGTCCAGCCCGTATCAATCGCGCCCTGCTGCTCGCGAACGGTCATGTACGCGTTGACGGCAGAGACAAACACCGCGCCTCCCAAATCGTTGTTGCCGAGCTTGCCTTTGTATTTCTTGCCGACTTGGCTGATGTCGTTGACGATCTGATCCAGCGTCATGCTGACACGGATTTTGCCGTAGTCCTCGCGCTCATGCGTACCAAGGACCGCCAGCGTATTGACGGCGCTCTCGATGATGTACACATCCCCGTCGCGGGTTGCGATCAGCGTACCGGAGCCGAGCGCACTCAAAATATCGGTGTGGCCCCAATCCTTGAGCGCTTTTTTCAACGGAACGACGACGGCCGTCAGCGATGCATGCGCAGGTGTCGCTGCGATCATACCCGCTACCCATGCGGCCCACTCCAGACTGCCGTATACTTTCCCGTTATTGTGTTGACCAGCGATAGCACTGTTCACAACAAAACGGGCATTTTGCGCCACAGACCGCTCGATGTGCTTCGCCATGTTCTCGTCGTCCGTCGCTTTTCCGCCGATTACCAGTGTACTGAGCTTCTTGTTTTGTGTACGACGATCGCTCATGAATTGCTTCGCTGCCGCTTGTACAGCCGCATCGTCAAAAGGCAGATACATCGTGTCAAAATCAGCACCGGACACAGCCATGAACAGCTTAGTTGAGTCAGCTGCGGTAAGCGCTACTGTGCCACTTTTCGCTCCTGTCAGGGCTGTTTCTGGCACGATTGTAACGGCAGTCTCGCCCAGTTTTTTCACACGCACATAGTTGGATTGGCTCGTTTTCGCTGCCAACTCATTCGCATCCACAAACGAAAACTTCTCTGTTTGCAGCGGACCTGTTACCTGGAGTTCCTTCTTGCCTGGCTCGGACGTCGAGGCAGTAATCATAACCTTCAGCTCGTTACCTACCAAACCCGGATACAGAGCCTCGACTCTGATTGCATCCGCTTGCTCATACGCTGCTTTTGTGGCTGTGCCATTCGTCATGCGGTACGCGAGAATCGTCGCGCCGCCTTCTGCTGCCAGCTCCACGGTATCGACCTTGCCAAATGTGTGGGCAAGTCGCTCCTCAAAGCTCCCCAGCTTGACGAGCTCATCTGACGCGCCCCACTCTGCTTGATACGGAACCAGTACGACACCGCTCTTCGGTACTACACGTTCTTTTGCTTTTGCGATCAGTTCGACCGTTACACCCGGACGTTCACGTTGAATGGTCATGTTTACACCCCGCCTTTGTATTTGGTCAGTCGGCTCTTCACTTGTCCTTCTGCCAGTAGTTGATCATCTGCTTCAGAAAAAAGAGCACCTGCTACCTCGAACCGTTCGGCTCCAAGATAAGCGGCGCTCTTGATCCACGCTTGTTTGGTTTGCACAAGCTCTGGGGCCTGTGCTTGTTGTTCTTTTCGTGCCACTATGATCGGACCCCCTCTACATCAAATTCATTGATTTTTTCTGTGGCTGCTCTCTGCACCGCCACGTTGTAGGTGAACTGGAACGCGATCTCCGTCCGGTCCTTTTTATCCCGCCAAATACGCAAGGTGGAGCTGTCGATCTCGATGGACAATCCAGACGATTTGCCTTGATAGCTAAATTGATTTTGGCGAAGAAGCTCACGCAGCGGCTCAGCCGAAAGCGGCTGGTAGACGCCTGCTACCCTTGGATAGTGGAGGACGATGGCTGCTTCTGAGACAACCTGATAGGAAGTGAGGCTTCTTCCTTCTTCACGGACCCCTTGCGTCAAAAGAAACGCGATAGGCGGCTGAAATCGCTGCGCCATCCAGTCGTCCACATTTACAACAGTAGCCAGCTCTGGATACGCTTCCTTCACCAGTTCAATGAGAACGGCTAGCTCACGATCCATCCAGCTTCCACCTCCCATACTTGTGGTATTCTCTTCTGTCTTCGTCACATGACTCTTCCCCCCACTATTTCACTTCATTTGGCAAGGCATCCACGGCAAATACCCGCCGAGCAGGGAGCGAGTAGCCTGTAGCTTTGAACTCGCAACATCGTGTGGCGCCATCGCCATTTTCCCCGCTCGCCGGGCATTTGAGCCGTCGGCGTACATAAAAAGCCACCCGATAGCTTCTTCGGATGGCTCGTATCTCTCTTACTTGTTTCGCTTGACTCAAGTATAACTGATTCGGAGGAAAAACCGGGAAAATGACCCGATGTGTCAGGAAGTGTCAACCTTTGTCAACCTCAATCATACTTGTGAAAATGAAAAGAAGCTGTCATCTTCCAGACAGCTTCTCATCTATTAAATCATCATCCGGTCTGCTGAGCCTGATCACCATACATCGCCCATGCCATCTTCATCACCGCACTGCGCTTGATTTCATAATACCGCTGACGGGACACACCGATTTCTTTGGCAATCAGATTGTTCTTGTCGCCATCCAGCAAAGCCTCGACCACCAAGCGTTCCTGCTCCCCCGGAATCGTCTCTACCGCTTTATTGATCCGCTCAATTTTATCCTGCAAATTTTGCAGCCTTTTCCACTTTCGCTCCCGGCGTACAACCTCCGCGTGCGTCTTATCTCCCGTGGTGCCCTTTCCTTTTGGCATGCCTGCATCCAATCCATACTGAGAGACCATTCCTTCCCCCGCCTCGCGCAAAAAACGCTGGATACGAACGATCTCGATTTGCATGTAATTATAGTCGCGGATTTCTTCCTCGGCTTTCTGTAGAAAATCTACAATGGGTGCTTGCTCACTCAGCCGGACGAAGCCTTCTTTTCTAGCGGATACTGTCTTTTGCTGCCCTTTTGCCTCTTGATCCCGCATGTACTTGTCCCACTCCGGGCAAGAATCGATTTTTCCTACGTGCTTATCATGAACCTGGCAATGTGATTTCTTTCCCCAGCACGTTGCCGGACACACCTCGCATACTGCTTCCATGAAAATATCTTTGCTGATCAAGGCACTATTCCCCCTCGGTCATATATATGAAGTCCGTATGATTGCTTATCGGTTTTCGTTGACTCTTGCGTCTTTTCTTAATCTTTGAGACAAACCAATCTGTCCGATAATGACTCCGACCAATAAAACAGCTGCTCCGATTAATGCTGCTTCTATCATTTCGTACGTATCTCCTTTGCATCGTCATTTTCTTGTATAATGAAAGGGGGCAAAGAGGATACTCACCAGTTGTATTCTTTGCCCCAAGCATTCAACGGGGATTCCGATCGTCAGTCGGAGTCTCCTTTTTTTGTTCCAGTTGCTCTTTCTTTTTCTCTTTGTTTGCCTTTAATTGCAGATTGAACAGATTATTAATCCGAATCTGCAAATCCACCTGCTTAAACGTGACGATTAAAGCAAGGAAGCACACGACAACCGCGAGAACCTGAACGTAATCAATCGTCATCAT